GGATAGTCTTCCGCCTCGATCTTCAAGCCCTCGACGGGGTCGTCTACGATTTTGGTGATCCGGACTGGAAGATCAACCACGCCAAGGTTGGTGTTGTTGATGCCTTGAGCCCACACGCTGGTTGTATTGAGCGTAACCAGATCCATTGGCTCAAGGTACGAGTAGACGTATGGCAGAGTGAATTCGTACGTGTTGCGGATATACGTGCCATGCTTCAGGCGCATGTTTGCTGCGAATGTTGCAGCGGTCAGAGAGTGGATGAAATTCCAGTCTTGCGGATCTTCGATGCGCGAGCCGTAGCGATTGATTAGGCTCTGGTCGGACTCTTCAGTAATTTCCTTGGCATACTGATTGCTCCGATTGTCCCATTGCACCTGAACAGTATTGAAGGCATCCTGCCATGCGCTACGAGTGATCTTTACAGGATCGACTCCCTCCTTGGCGATGAAGCAGGTATCGTCAAGCGCCACAATGTACTCAGAGGGAGCAGTCCATGTGCAGCCGTTGGCAGCTTGGGTGGTATCACCGAACGGAACCAGCTTGAGCAGTCCCTCCGAAACGAAAGCTGCACACATTCCGCTTTCCAACCACTTCGCCATGGTTGAGTCGGCTGTATCCTGCGAGTCAAGCACCGGACTGATGAAGAAGTTGTTGGCCGCAAACCAATTCCACGCAGTCGGCCCAACCTGCTGTACAGATGGAGTTCCGGGAGTGCCCCATGTCCCGTTTGGCCCGTTGTCTATGAACGCAGCCGGGAATGGAATAGCTCCTACTCCCAGACCCCATTGCGTGTCAGTGAGAACCCTTGTCATGCATTGAACAGGGTTACAGTCAAGGATGGGTCCACCACTGGCATATACACCGCCGTAGATGTCAGGCGTGATTACCTCGAAGCTGTTCTGCTGAGGTTCGCCGCCCATGCCGAAGTCCATTGGCTCATACAGAAGAGTGGCACATCCGCTATACCCCAAAGCAGCCCCAGGAAAACTACCCTGCAAGAAGCTGAAAGGAGACTGGCCGATGTTTCCAGTGCTGAGCGTGAAGTCCAGCATGGTGGATTCATTCTGACCCACCGCGTTGGGATTCTGAATCTGGAACGTAATGGTGACTTCAGCGCCGATATCTGCGGGAGCAAATCGGTAAGTGGCCGGTTCTGAACCACTCGCGGAATAAGTTCCAGCGACATACGGAGTTCCACCTACTCTTGAGAGAGCATTTCCTGAGTTACTACCCGAGCCAGCATATTTCACACCCAAGTCGGCTTCGAAGGCGTAGGAGCCACCCACCTGAATGGCGCATCCAGAAGGTACGAGGTCGTTCTCCTGCTGATTGATGGTGGTCAGTAAGAAACCATAGGAAAGGTTTACTGTCTGACCCACGTTCGCGGCAGAGAAGTTGTAGGCACCTGTGGAGGGATTGACAGAGTATGTGCCAGCAGTAAGGGTGGAACCATAGGCCAGTTTGTTGTACGGAATCGAAGTCGTGTTGCTTACTGTCGTGGTAGTTGGAGCACTGTAGTCACTGTAGGATGCTGAGTAGGTTGAAACCGGGGACACGCCATAGTCGTTGGTCAGGGCAGCAGCGTTGGTTGGAGTGTAGCTGTAGGACGGCCCAGCAATCTCGTAGCTTTCGTTAGCAGTGGGAGAGCCCAGCCAAGACTGACCAGTCCACACGTCACCGATACCTGAGATCGGGCCTGCGCATAATCCAACTACGACATCAGCAGAGTAGAGGTACTGGCCGTCTCCCTTGCCGCCTCCCTTTCCTCCACCACCTCCGCCCTTCTTGCCGCTGGAGTCCGGTGTCGCAGCGAATCCGTCGATCCAGAAGATAAGCTGGTTGGTCTTGGCACATCCCATGATGACAGTCAGGGGCTTGCCCAAATCCGAAGTGTTGATCTTCACTCCAAAGAGTCTCTCTGGTTGGTTGCTTCCTCCGCCTCCAAGAATGTTTCCCATTATTTCACCCCGTCTTTCAGGGTGAAGAACAGCTTCTCTGACTTCAGGAATCTGAGCCGTGTTTTGGCATTCCCTGCTTTTACTTTGTCGCCATAAGCGTGTATGAAGTAATCGGGCCAGGATTTGATGATTGCCCCATGGCAGTACGACTTGCTACCGGTCAGTCTCCACACTACTAGGTCACCCGGCTGCACTTTTGACTCAGGTATCTCTCGGAAGAACTTCAACACCAAGTCCACATATTCTGTAGACGCCCTGTGAAGTCCAATGAACAGAGGATAGTCAGTGGGCATCGTGAGTTCGGGGATGAGTTCACAATTATGATAGACACCGTAGAGAAGTTGTCCACAATCAACCCCGCAATGCTTCACACAACTCCACCCACGATAGGGTGTACCAATCCACGAGAGTGCCTCAGTGACTACAGCTTCGCGTTGTTCAGTGGTCAACATGGTTGCACCTATACTGCCGCTTGCGGCGGAGGCACGAGGGGCATCCCTCCGAACCGAACTTGGTTTGAGAACTTCTGACCGCACGTAGTCAGGCTTTTGTCACATCCGGCGATAACGCTGAAGGTGTCTCCAACGGAAACTGGAAATATCCACGGATACATGACTTCCAAGTTCCCACTGGAATCATGCAGCTTGACGCACTGAGACAACCCGATGTTTGAGCCGGTCAGACACGTAACCACACCCTGCGTGAAGTAACCTGTCGGATGGCTGAAAGCTGTGACCGGAACCATGACCCAACCCGTTGTACCAATGGCAGCGGTGAAGGTAGTCGTGTACGAGGATGCTGAAAGCCCACAGATGACGTCGCAAAATCCCCAAGGGCAATTCGCCTGAATAATGCGAGTGGGAACCTTGACGTTCAGCAGGTAGCAGTAATCAGCACACTGAAACGCAATCTTGTTTCGGTTGATTTCTTGAATGCTGGTGATCTGCCCCCAAAACTTGGTTTCCACGCCGGAGTTGACGTCTCCGTGTAGACCAATCGGCATGTACACCGTCTGAACCATGATGCTTGCAGCATCAAACAATCCATTGAGCGCAGCATTCAGAATGCCTATAGACGTGCCCGGATACACGGTGTCCAGTTGTGGAATGCAAGTCAGGTCCATTGTGTTGCTGTGTAGATCAAAACTTGCGTCTGAAGTGATGGCCCCACGTGACCATTGACCCCACTGTGAGGCGTAGAACGTCGTAGTAGACCCTGTCCATCCGGGAGTCGTACTGGGAACGGTGATGTCGAACTGTGCATCCGTAGCACAGAGAGTCTGTCCGTTGGGCAAGTTGAGCGTGAAGAGATCAGCACGCACATTGTTTGCGGTTCTCTGCAAATACATGATTAGCTGGATTGGCATGAGGTGTTTCATTATTTGGCCGTCCAGGTTCCGGCTACAGTGCAGACATAGAGAGTCGTTGTAGCGCCGCCGTCTGTATTGCTGTACAAAGAGCCGACGTTGCCCGCCACACAGAGAGCGGCTGACGGTACACCCGAAGAGCTATACCAACACGCGCGGCCTCCGGCGAAGCACATCTGCGTGATCGCTGAATTGCCGATCATGATTTCGTTGCTCTGAGTAGCCTGTGCGTTGTAGCCGATGACGATGTCATTGGTGAGACCATTAACGCTGTCATTCGCGTTCAGGCCAATGAAGGTCGAATAGGAAGCTGTCGTCATCGGTGTTGACGAATTGAAGCCTGAATATGCACCGATTGCTGTGTTGCCTGCGGCAGCAATAATCTGAGCCAAGGTGGTCTTGCCAACGCCTGTGTTATCGCTTCCGGTTGTCAGGGCAGCCAGAGAACCTTGTCCGATGCCAGCGTTCTCATTTCCTGTTGTGTTGGCATTCAGAGAGTTCAAACCAAGTGCCACGTTGTTGGTGCCGGTTGTGTTGACATACAAAGCACCCTGGCCAACGCCCACGTTGTTGCTGCCTGTGGTGTTGGAGTTGAGCACACCGGGTCCCACCGCCAAGTTGCCGGTGCCGGTAGAAAAGGCTGTGAGGGAGCCACCTAGATTCTCTGAGCCAGTCCCAACGCCCAGAGAAGTGACGCTCATTCCATTTATGAGCGGCACAGTTATCGGTCCTGTGATTGTGCCGCCACCGATGGGCAGGTATCCTGCGGTCGGTCCCTCCGCGAAACTGATTTCGTCAAGGTTTTCAGCTACAGTTGTAGCGGAACTCGTAGTACCAATATCGATCTGGAATTGAAGTCCCGACGTTGAAGCCCATCCAGTTGGAAGGGTCGTTGCCACATAGGACATATTGATAACGTTTACATTCCCGTCCACAGAAATGGTGTCAAAATGCTCACAGGGTAGACCTCCGGTACAACTGGTATCACCGGGGACACGATGGAAAGTTTCAACGATGTGGTGCCACGTCCCGGAAGTCAGGTTGCAAGCGGCAGAAGACGTCTGCCATGGACTGCTATTATTGGCGATCTGCCAAAACCCTAGTGTCTGGTTGCACTGAGTTCCGAACATGAAATCTAGCGAGTCACTGGCATCAAAGATGAACGAATCGAATTCGATGTTGTCAGCCGCACTTCCATTCGTGATGTAGACTTCGAAATCAGAGGTAGTCGTAGTGCAGCTATCGCAAGACCCTGCCGAATATACCCAGAGAGCGTTAGTCTGGGTTGACGAGGCATTCGTGGTCTCTGAAATACGCATCGAATGACCATCTAGCGAGGGTGACACATTGTTTATGGTCTGAGACGTTGACGCGGGAGCATCCGTGCCACCAGGGTTACACGCAGACAGGACGCAGACCGGCTTCCACTTCGTTAGAGAATCATCAAGATTGCTGAACACGAGAGGAGGACTGCCTTGAGAATCCACGTATTGCTTGGTTGCCGCCTGCATGGCTGTTGTCGGATCGGCTGTAAGCGTGACAGTGTTGAAGTGCCCTGCCGATGAATACACGTTATCCGTAGCATGTAGATCAGCGAGCCATAGAGTTCCGTTGTAACTTCCCAGAGGTCCACTGCCAAGATCGAATGTGCCACTTCCAGTCAACTCAAGCTCACCTGCCGGTGTTCCTCCAGGAGCAAAGAACAAAGTAGGAAGCGATGAAGAAGTGATGTAAAGGTTGTCGAAAGAGTTTCCGGTCAGACTCGACAACGGGACATACGCCGATACATTGGCGGGATTATTGAGGTCGTGCTGCCACTTGACATTGACCGAACCAGAAGGAGCGGCAGGAACGGTATCGGAGAAGTTCACATTACTCTGTGCTCCAGCCATTGCCCCAAACACAAGTAGAATGCAGGTTACAAGACTCTTCATACTTAGGGGTTATGAAATTGAGTCCTGGAATCATAGCGTGTCTCCGTTGACCGTGATAGTGCCCGAGGTGTCACCCACCAGTACTCCATTTACGAAAATGAATCCACCGCTTATGCCTCCTGGCTCAGCGATTGCGCCATTAACCGCACCCATGACGAATTCGGATTGAAACTTGACGCCCTGAATCATCCACTGATCGAGTCCGTTGTTAATCGAGAACGACCGGGTTGAATCCAGCGTGTCTTCCGAGAAGCGGCAGAGGTAGTAGAAGCTACCAGTCCAAGTCAGGACAGCGCCGACAGCCGGTGGAGTAGAAAATGTGACCACTCCAGTTACAGACATCGTGTAACTGGTTGTGAGTGTTCCATTGATATAGATAAGTGGTGATTCAATCACAAACTGGACAATGTCTACAGCGCCATTGATGTTGCGGCTCAACTGAAAGGCAGTCGTGGTCCCATTTCCTGTCCCAAACTGATCGGTAAGAACTCCGCTATTCTGCGGGTCCACGAATAGAAATGGGATGGCTCCGCCGCAAGTGGACATGAACACGCCAAAGAATTTAGCCAAGATAGTGCTTGCTGCGGCTTCGTTGCCCTGAATGTGGTCAAGTGAGAATTCAAACTGCCAAGTAGGGTATGGCTGTAAAGCAAGTGCGCTGACATAACCAGCAGCAGACTTCTGTCTCGCTGTGTTAAACACAGGAGTCTTGTGAATCCCACTAGCCATGGATATCGGTAGTTGAGGCATGATAGGATAGTTCACTTGTTCATCCTCCGCATGGTCTGGCCTACATGCCGTTGAAACACAGAAGCGTGCTTGGCAAGCACTCGATCTACTCCTTCAGCGTCCATTGCGTGGATTTGTGGAGCGAAGTTCCAGGTGTGCTGACCAGCACTCTTGCCACCACTCTTTTCAGCGGATTCAACTCGATCAGTGAGAGCCTTAGTCACGACTGTTTCTCCACCGTGACCTTCGATGGGTACAGGACCATCGCCGGGAATCTTGCCTCCGGCTTCGAAGCTCATAACTGCTGCAAAGGCAAGAGCACCGGCTGCATATCCCCATATCGGAGCCGGGGGAATGCCTGACATAGCGTCGAACGCTTTGCCATAAGCACTCTTGGCATGAATCAGTTTTTCCTTGTCTCCGGTCAGTTCCATCATGATGAGGTTCTTAATCATCTGTTCAGCCATCTGTTCGCCGGTCTGGCGGAAGGAGGCTGCAAGAGACTTGTTCATGACGATGGAGTTCGCAACGTCAGAAGCTACTGCTTCCTTCATCCTGTCTTCGGAAGACTTAATCTCCATCAACTGTTTCTGGGCAGCGGTTTTGATGATCTGTGTTTCGTCATCCTGACCCTTTACAGTCAGTTCCTTTATCTTGTCGTTTAGCTCCTTGACCTTCTTCTCATAGTCCTTGTCGAACTTATCCAGATTGTTGATACGAGTCTGATATGCGGTTTTCTCGGCATTGATTTCCGCTTGATTGGCAGCAAGTTCTGCCGCGAGAGTCTGAGCTTCAGTCTTGTGATGGAGAGCAGCCTCGTCCTTGGCAGCTTGATCGGAAATCTTCTTCTGACGCTCCGCCGCTGTTATGGCAGCCTTCATAGCACCATCAGCAGTCGCTGCTTGAAGAGCCTTAGCAATGGCTGCACGCTCGTTAGCGGCGGTACGATCAGCAACAACTATCTGCTTGTCGGCATCGGCATTGAACTGGACAACAGCATCCGAATAGGCGTGGACTTCGTTTGCCCACTGTGCGGTCAGTTCCTTCTTCTTTGCTGAGTTGCCACCAGCGGCCTTCATGTCGGCGTCGTAGTCAGCGGCCTTGGCTACTAGCGATGCCCTTGAAGCCGCAATGGAGTCGTCCTTCTCGGATTCAATCGCAGCCTTCTGCTTCGCCAACTTGCCGTCGATGTTGTCGTCTTCGCCACCCTTGGTTCCGGCCATGGTGGTCTCAGCCTGAGTACGGGCGAGCTTGATCAACGCTTGACTGTGCTGCTCCACTCCAGACGTGAGAACCTTCTGTAGGGCAGCCTGTTCAGCGAGTGAGGTATTCTCTGCCGCGATGCCAGCGTTGCCCTTTTCTCCTTTTCCGATGGCAGCGATCTTTTCCTTGGCCTGTCCAGTGAGGTTCAAGACATTGACCCACGCTTGCTGTGCGGCAATGTCCTTCTCTGTGCCGCCAATGCCGGCTGCGTCTAGGACAGCCATATCCTTCTTAACTGTGTTCAGAGAATCCTGTACACGTATCTGGTCACTGGTTATTGCAACGATTTCCTTTTGGGCATTCAGTACCACCTGTGCGTCCCGGAGGGTATTCTTGCGGAGTGTTTCCGCCTTCTCTTCATTTCCGTTAGCTTTGGTGGCAGTGGAAAGATACCCTTCGTAAGCAACCGTGAACTCCTGATAGGCACTCTTGACACCCTTGACACCTGACTCGAAGATGTCCATCTTGCCGACACTCGCCTGAATGTCATTGATGATTTTCTCGGCCGCTCCACCAAACCGTTCAAACTCTGCGATCAAACTACTGAGAGACTGGTGATCTATGAGTTCCAGTTCCTTTTTGAGAGCGCCGAGATGGTTGCCCGTCAGTTCGTCAGTACGTTTTTGTACAACCAGTAATTTGTCATCCAGACTGTTGAGAGCCATCTGGCCCTTGATGCCTGACTCCTGCTCAGCAAACCCCAGTTGTCTTGCTGCTTCTGCCGCCGCGTTGTGCTTCTCTATCAGCTTGGCAATAATTTCGATGGCTACAACCACACCGGCAATCGGGAGCATCATCGCGAAGGCTGCACCAACTCCAGGGATTTGGGCAATGAGGGAATTAAGATGACGGGGAAGTTTGACTCCTACCGATTCCTCAACAAGCATCAAACCGCCACGAGCTTCACCCATTCCAGAGGACATACCGCGACCAGCTTCACCGCCCTTATCAGAAAGGTCAGAAAGGTCGCCCTTTACCTTTCCGAGATCCTCCCGAAACTCAGCAGTCTCAGCTTGTAGACGGACTATAAGTGCGCCGATTTCGCTCATGACGTGCTCTCTTCTTCGGTGGGTTTTAAGCTCGGCCACACACTGTCAAATAGTGCTTCCGGAGTCTCGTAGCCACTCGCGGCCAAGTCGATGATGGCCTTGCGGCGAACGTCGAGAAACTTCGAGCGCGGAGTCGTCATTGGCAACTGACCAATGACCTTCTTGCAGAACCTCTTACCCTCCCTCAACTTTTCCAACTTGGCGGAGTCCTTCTCATTCCGGATGAAATCGAAGGCACAGATGAGCGGGGAGTCTTCGCTTGATCTCGCCGAGTTGTACACAGCCGATGCAGTCAAAGCGTTTGCGTACCTCTCATACCGGATGCCCACATTACGACGCTTGCAGAGCGCTTGAAACATCCCCGGGGTTAAGTTCCAGAACTCTTCCAAATCGAGATGCAAGTCGTACCTTGCCATGGCGAAGTAATCGACCCATGTCACAGGAGGACGCTCTAGGTAATCGTCCCCGCTGGCACGTTTGGGTCGGCAGTTACACCTTTGCCCTCGTCATCCAGAACCTTCTGATAAGCCTCTCTGACCCCTGGGAAACAAAGCTCAAAGAGTTTGTCTGAGAGAATGCGCTGGGCTTCAGGGTTCAAAAGATCTAAAACGTGTTCAACATCAGCCTCGGGGTTAAAGCGTTGCAAAGATCCCCAGATGATCTTTGGGAAATGCTTCCCGGAACTTATGTCTTTCCACGCGTCGATCTTTTTCAAGTCGAGGCCGGTGGCATCTTCAATCCGAGCCAAGGCTCTGTAGTCGAGGCACAAACACCAAACCTCTGGCGCCGTACCGTCTTCTTTGTCGATGGACAGCTTGAAGTGCGGTGTGATTGCGAGTTTGAGAATCGCTTCGTCTTTCATGAGTTCCTCAGCTACACAGGAGGGGACTTTCGTCCCCACCATGTCAGAGTTGGCTAGACGTAAACTTTCGGTCCGCTGATTTTGATCTTGAGATCGAAGGTCGCGTTCTTTTCCAGCGGCCAAGAAGGCGTGAACGATTCCACGATTCCACTGAAGGCGCAGCTATTGGTCGAGCCATACAGTGCCTTCATGGGCACGGCTACGCCAGCGGCACGGATGGCCTCGATAGTGACCTGCGTTGTATCGCCAGGCAGGAACCACCCCTTGACATCAGCCGTGCCAGGGTCTTGAGTTGAACCAATGAACGTATCAACACCGTTGACCGTTGCCATGGTCGTGGTCTTTTCTGTTGCAACCTTGTCCCCACTAATCGCAATGGAGGTCACACCAGCGAGGGTGGTGAATGTGGCGGGAGTCAAGACGGAGGCAAATTCAAATGCGTCTCCGATGCCTACGATGGGGTTACTCATGGTTGCTCTCCTGTGTTGTTACTTTCTTCTGTGGTTTTGCAACAGCCTTGGGAGCTATTGCGTTATAGAACTCTGCGGGAAGTTCTTCTTTGGGAACTGTGGGAAACTGTCGGTGTATACCAAGCTGTGCAGGGAAACACATACTGTCGTTATGTGCTCGCGCAACTAAGAGTTCTGCACCGTCGATGCTGTCCAGTTGATCGTTCTCGAAGGCCTCATGTTGGAAGGCATAATCTTCAACGCCCGTTGCCGGAAACTTGTGATTCTCCCACCAGGATTTGAGGTAGCACTGGCTTGAACCACAGGCATACGGAATATGATTCCTGCCCGGTTCGTACCAGTATTTGTAGGTGTTTCCATTGCTCGTGTCGTAGAAGTAGATTGAGTGGAAACCAGTCACTGCCTTACCTGTCACAATCAGCCGACAAACTTGGTCACGCACGCGCTCGGGGTGACTCCAGTCGTCTTCGTCAACCGTCACACAGATGTCACCCGTCGCATACGACGTAGCAAGATTACGGAGTGAGCCTACTGGCATCCGGTCACAGTGGTAGTACACGACTCTTGGGTCGTCGGGAATCAAGTCCTTGATGGGGATCTCGTTGTTGTCCAGGATTACAAGTTCGAGTAGTCCCCGCACGCCCTCTTCGCCCTCGTAAGTGGAAGCTAGGAAGGCATCAGCCGCCACGCGGAAGTATTTGCTTCCGTACCCGACCGGGAGTATTCCACTTACTTTGGGCAAATCGGACATCTGTTATCCCTTCTTCTTCGCTCCCAAGTCCTGAATGAGAGCCTTTGCTTCCTCGACGAAGACATTCAGAACCTCATCTTTGGAACTTTCCCAAGCACGTCCCATCCAATGCTGTCCAGCCTGAGTGGAGGTTCCGAACTCTTGGAAACTTCCCCAGTAGGCTGGTTTCTCTGGGCCAATCTTGATTTCTAGAGTGGTTTCGTCGCCATCGCTGAGGAACTTCTTGGAGTAGCTGAGTTGCTCCTCAAGAATTCCTACGCCCACTGGAACGGTCCCTTGCATTGCCGCAAGCAAGGGCAAAGCCGCACTATCACCACAGCGACCTAAGTAGCGTTTCGCTGCCTGAGGTGTGATTTCAGTTAGAAGTTGGGAGAGTTCGGCGAGACCTTCAATTTGGATAGCCATTTATCCCCCAGGGCGGGAGACGACACAAGAAGGATGGAGCCATATGTTAGTCGCCTTGCTTGTATTCGCCTTCGCCTTACATATAGGGGTTAAATAGTTTTCAACATAAGCCTAGACACGTATAAAACGGGCCGGTATTTACTGGTTAGGTGGGGGTATCGTTGTTAGTGAAAAGGAGAATCATGAAAATCACTTTGACAATCGCAGCTTTGCTCCTGTTGGTGCCGATGGCATCAGCCGTAGGACAGACCCAACTTACTTGCAGCACGCTGCAAAATCAAGACGTCACTGTGTGCGATAAGACTGTGAGGGGGTCACACATCTACACCGTTGAGGAGCACTCGTCTATCGGATTCTCGATTAAGCGTGTCACAGCAGCCAAGTTCAGCGAGTTGGTTAAGACTGAGAAAGAACTTATGCTGGTTCACGCCATTAACGACATGAGAAGCAGTCAGGCAAGGACGGAACTGGAATTACAGATAAACACGAAAGGTTTGTAGGATCATCGGCAGCAACTGAGGGACATTGGGAGAAGATAACCCCCGTAACCTTTGCACAATGCAGCACTGCGGAGCACCAAAGGATTCATGCCATGATGGAGACAGACACCGAGAAATACGAGGCCGACCTTCGCAATACAGACAACTAGCTATCTTGGTACCACACACGAACTTCAACCAGTTCCCTATACACAAAGCCCTTGCCACCTTCCTCGTAGGGCATCGACCAGTTTTTGGTAGTCTGTATGCCCTGAACCACGGTGCCCTCGGCGAGTGTACCTCTAAAGGATTCCAGCAAGTGTCTAACTATATCGGCCAATTCTGAACTTTGGTAGAAGCTGGCCGCGTAACAATCAACCTGGAACAGTGCTCCTCGGAACTTCATCGTGCCGGACATTGCATACGTGTCGTCAGTGGCCACACGAGACAGGATGATGCAGGGAACTGCTGCGCCCTTCGGCAGCAAAATCCAATAGACCCCAGTACCATTCGTCGTGGTGACAAGTGTGGCGACATTGGCATCGGTCTGGATAAGTCGGAACAGCCCCTTTTCGATCATTCAACCTCCTACTTGAACATCACGGTTCCGGACCAAGTAATCTGAGTCGTTGTTCCGTTCAGCGGAGAAGCGACGTTGATTGCAATTCCATTGGCGAAGTGCATCAGAGCCAAGGCCGATGGTGGGATAATGACGGTCCCACTTGCTGCAATCGGAATTGCCCAGACCGCTCCGGATGTCGCAGTGGTTGCAGTGTCAAAGAATTCAATAAATCCAGCGGTGGCAGTGGCACTGACAATCGCCAGACCATACAGGTTTCCACTGGTGGCCTTGAGATTGACTGCCGTAGCTTGGGCGGCACCCAGATACGCACTGCAAGAAGCTCCGATGCCAGCGGCTGCCAGAGGAATCGCGTTTACCGGAAGTCGGTAGTAGTTGGCAGCCGTCGGAGCCGCCGATTCCAACTGGAGAGGATTACCATACTGATCACGGAGATTGATGTTGAGGTTGCCGGTTACGTCCGTCTGAAGAGCCGTGAGATGGCCGGTGGTAATGGTCTGTACGGCTGAATTGAAAACACCGCCGATCACTAGAGCATTGGCAGGAGCAGCGGCATTCTGGGCACCGTCAACTGCTCCGCCTCCTGAGCCTCCTACCACGCCAACTTTCTGTACACCCGGCATTGAAATTGCTATGGCACTATTCCCGATGAAAGACTGATCGACCAGTAGGTTGCCGTTGCTGTCGCATCCGACATTCATGTAGACACCAGCCGTGTTGTATCTGCCGGTCAATACAGAGCGATTCAGGACAGCCAAATTCGCATTGGTTGGCTGCTGAGACAGAACCTGAGTCGGGGAGATCACGCTGACCGGGATCAGCAAAACATAGAGCCGGAAGGAAGTCTGAAGTGTTCCTCCATTGGTGTAAATGAGGCGGAAGTAGTTGCTCTGAACTGGGAATGGGATTGAAAGTCCCGCGCCGCCAGTGTAGCTCACTGCGGAAACATAATCCCAGTTCGTGCCATCAGGACTCCACTCAACCTGTAGACCATTTGTGGCAGAGGACTGGTCAGAGTAGATGCCGATCTCCACGGAAGCGTAGTTCGAAACACTGGTTGCCGCACCAGTGAAGACAGCGTTTGCGGCCAGTGGAGTAGTCGTCGTGTTGTTGGCATCCGTGGTGTTTTGCTGGGCAGTTGTGACGACAGCCAACGATGAGTTTGCAATCGTTACCTGATCAGCAGAAGTCAGAGCACGGGTTTGACGCGGATCAACTGCCGCTCCGGAAACTGTAGTGTAAGTCGGCCATGCGTTCGCTGCGGTGTTTGCAGACCCCTGGTTTGAAGTGACAGTCCCTGAAATGGCTGGAGTGCCGGTAATCGAAACGGAACCACTGACAGGTTGAGTGGCCTGCCAAAAAGTTCCTGTCACGGCCACTGATCCGGACACGGCAGAAACTGCCACGCTTCCGGACACTGGTTGAGTAGCCTGCCAAAAGGTGCCAGTGACAGCCTGACTTGAAGGGAAGTTACTTACACTGACGCTGGGTGTCCCGGTAATCGAAACTGATCCGGAAACAGGCTGGGTTGCTTGCCAGAACGTGCCAGTGACAGCTATCGAGGAATTCTCTATCGCAACCTTGAGATTCCCAGAACCATCCAGTGAAGCAGGAAGCTGAGTGCTTGAAACAGGCTGAGTGGTTTGCCAGAAGACTCCAGTTACCGCTTGTGAAGCCGGAAAGTTGCTGACACTGACAGAGGGAGTTCCCGTGATGGAAACGGAACCCGAGACAGGCTGAGTGGCTTGATAGAAAGTTCCTGTCACGGCAACTGATCCAGAAACCGCCACAGTGCCAGAAACAGGCTGAGTGGCTTGCCAGAAAGTTCCTGTTACAGCCTGCGTGGAGGGCAGATTTGAGACACTGACCGAACCACTCACGGTCTGAGTAGAAGGAAGATTGGCAACGCTGACGGACCCATTTACCGGCTGCGTGGCTTGCCAGAACGTACCAACAACTGCCTGCGGAACGTACTCTGCGGGCACATCCATGAAGATCTGAAGCGGGTCGGAGTTGCCCATCGCACCTGTGTTGTAGGACAACACAATTGTGCTACCAGAGATTGCGGCGGTCCGAGTCGTGTCGGCCAAATTGAAAATAATGGTGTTTGTCTTTGCGTTGACAATCAATTTCACCTGTCCGGCAGTGAGAGGAGTTGGTAGACCAGACAGAGTGATGACACCTGTGGCGGCGTTGAAGTTGTACGACCCGTAATTGTTGCCAACCATTACCTGCATGTGGCTACTCTCCTAACACAATCGAGGCAATTATTTCCTCCGCAAAGTCACTACTCGGAGTAGGAGTAGGAACGGGGATAACGCCCGTACCTATCGTGTCGTTTTCTACCCAAGTGGAAATGCTTAACTGGATCTTCTGGCCATCCTCATCCAAAAACCCGTCGATGAGATGTCTCTGGTTGCGTACAAGGATGTTCATTCCTGTGTCCATGCTGTAGGTCTTGGGATACCGGATCACGATTTTGTAGTATCCTTGCGCGTTGCGTGCTTGCGCTTTGTCCGCTTCGCGGTCACGCCACTTTGCTACATTGGCATGAGTCGTCGCAACAATGGTTTCCGGAAGTGGGGTGCCATCCGTCGCCTGACCTGCGTTTGGTTGGGTGATCGTGATTGGCACATTGAACTGCGATGCGCTCAGGTATCGTATGCCGGTGCTGAGTCGTTTGGGCAGCATGATTACCTCGCAATCCGGCAACTCTTGAAGCTCTGAAGCATCTTGGACAGAGTCACAGCAATCTCAGATGTGGGTTCTACCGCGATAATTGCTCGGTTATCCAAGAAGTGAGAACCAAGAAACATGATGGCCATTCGTAGTTGGGCAGGCACCTGCATCGGATCGTTTTCACTGTATCCAGCCCAGTAGGTGATTTGAATGCAGTCCTGACGCCTATCCGTTACAGGCCACTGGAACCCAATATTGAGCGTGATTTTGTTCGCAAAGACTGTGTAGCTTGCCGGGTCCAGTGTCTGCTGTACTCCGTTTGGATCGTTGTATTGAATGGTCAACGTATTGGCCACCGGAGATAAAGTGGGAACAAGGACTGGACGACGTACAAGCTCGATGCTGTCCTTCGTCGGAAACCCGTACCACCAATAGGGCGTCGCGGTGAAGGCGTAGTTCAATTCCGAGTACAGGTAGTTTCGCGGATCTTGCTGGCCGGGGAAGTAGTCGTAAGTCTCCAGCATTTGCTCGTTGAAACACGCTGTGGCAGCCGCTATCTCAACAGTGTCAGTGGCAGCAGCGATGAACGTGATGATGGTGTCCTCATCGTCACTTCCCGCTTCTGGTACGTCAACTCTGGCAAAATTACATAGCTGGGTTATCGTGACAATTGGTCCTGATCGAGGAGTCAGAATTCTCTGATACATGGGCTACTTCCGTTTGTTGATTTCGAGTTGGTGAGCGTAAATGTCGAGTGACGATTCATTCTTCGCGTTGCCACGACGGCTGACCTCAATTCCATGCTCCTTGCAGAGCCGCAGCAACTTTGCGTACACCTCGTCGCGGTGAGCAGGAGGAATTACTTCATCCTGGTCAAATCTAGCCAAGGCATCCCTGAGGTGGCTCTTTGTTTTTTCAGCCGTGCTGAACTTCCAAGGAAGGGACCAAGTGCTGGTGTCGTCAGGATTCCCCACGTAGCAGAAATCCCCAGCAGTGAGGTGTTCGCCATCCACCTCTTTTGTCTTTTCCTGATTCTTAAACTCTTCCGGTATGTTGCGGAATAGCGAAAGGTCGAAGGAGTTCGTGACCTGCATCTTCTTTCCTCCGATACAGTCTGCGAAACCGTCCTTGACTGCTTGTTCCGGCGTCATCCATGTCTCTGCCTTCATGAGAGCCAGAATGTCTTTCTTGGACTTGCCGGTCTTCTCTGTGTACAGAGCACTCGCGGAACTGGTCACCGTATCCAGCGTGTCAGCCATCTTGCGCATCGTATCCGCATCTCCCATGGACATGCCCTGAGCTTCGTGAAGCATGTAGCAAGTGCCCGGAGCCATGGTCACCTTCCCGGCGGTGGCCACCAGAGAGGCGGCGGAGGCGCACATGCCAACCACGTTTATGCTGACCGGCTTGCCACACTGCGAAAGAAGGTTGCGGATGCTCACTCCCTGAAACATATCGCCGCCAGGACTGGACACATTCAGAACGACCGAAGAGTATTCACCGGCTTCGTCCATTGCGTTCTTCACAGACTCTGCCGTGATCCCGTCTCCGAACATGGTCTGTCCGATGACATCAAACATGTCGATGCTCAGAGTCTTGTCGTCAGAGACCTGCGCCTTGAACGCGATTGGATTCTTTTCCTTCTTGAGTGGGTCCATGGTCATTCTCCCTTTGCCAGAGCTACCAACGCTTTCTGCTGATCCGCTGGGGTAAGTGTCTTGTAGGAGTCGCAGTACCTCTGTGCTGAGTCAACCGAACAGACCAGAACCTCTGAGACGAACTGGGCTGTGAGATCAGTCTTTGCTGCCTTTCGCTGAATACGATCAACAAGCGAATTGGTAATCGCTGAAAGTCGTGTGGCAAAGTTGCTCGCATCACTACCACCTGCCACGTCACCCTCTTCTGGAGGAGTAACTGGCTTCTTGACCGCTGCCGGAGGCTCTTCACCTTCCGCACTTGGCGGCTTTTGTCCCGGAATGAAGAATTCCTTCAGAACTGGATCGAAAATAGCTCCGTTTGCTGGACCAGTAAGGAAGTCTCCGCCATCAATGGAGTCACGATCTTCAATTGCCCTGGCTTCGTTCGGAGTCAACTGGTAGCTGTTGATCAGGACTTGGTTTGTCTCTGCTCGTTCTTTGGGCGAACCACGGAGAATTACATCCGCGTCATGCTTGGCATACAGTGAGGCCCACTGTTTCTTCGGAATGAGATCGCGCGTGATGCTCTGCTCAATGGCTGTCGTGTACGGCAATAAGTCTGTGTTGAAATATTCGTCGAGGAAGGCCGTGCTGCTCGCGTAGGTAGAATTCTGCTCACCCAATCCGAGCTTAACGAGCAGGGGCGCTCCTCCTAGCACGCGAATTATCTCCTGCGCGTCCCATTTCCTACTCTCCAAAAGTTGGCTATCCTTCGCGTTCCAGGCCATTTTCTCGAACTTCATATTCGGGATGTAGGAGAATTTCCCAGCATTCTGCGAGCCGCTGAAATCTTTCCGGAGTCTGTCAACAGTGTTCTGGGCCTGAATCTCATCAGGAGCAGTGTCAGGACTTACACTCGTTAAGAATCCACCCATCCCCAACCCATTTGAGAATGTGCGACCAGCAGTTTCTTCGGAGGCGATCAGGAGACTGATGGCCTCCTTCGCCAACATTATGATCGAAGAACCTTCCAGGCCGAACCCTTCGAGGTTGAGTGCCGACACATGCCAGATTTCGCTCTGTTTGAATTCCCGGATGTTGCCCTGTCCGTCGGAATAGCGCCAAAATAGAGTGGGAGGATTGGTCTGACGATCCCAGTGGGGGGCCATATTCCATGCTTGCAGGGGAATCAATGCGAGGATTTCACCGGCTTGGTCGAGTATCTTCTGACAATAGCAATTGGAATTCATGATAAGTTGGCTGGCGAGAAACCAGCGCATCTGGTACGAAGTCTGGTAGCTGTTGGGGCAGAAGCGAAGGATCGGATAGAGAGGATCGTCGATTGCGTGAGAAGTACGCTGGCGTCCACCGACAATAGAAGTCTGGCGAAGGATGAG